AACGCACGAGGGTGCTCACTCTCACGAGCAAGTTCCATCATTAGATCGATTGCTTCATCACCCTTTTCAGCTAAGTTATAGTATTTAGCACGAGCGTATTCGTAATCGTCATCAATTTCTTTGGTAGGATTATCCGTCATACAACACCCAAGAATCCGCGGAAGAATCAACCGTTAGTGTGGCCGCAGAGGTTACCCCTGTAACTGTTTCGGTATCGGTGAATCTTCCGTCTGGAGAATCAACCGTAATAGTCGATCCTGTCACTGCACTTATACGGCCAACTGTTCCTGATGTACTACCAGTGACGCTTTCGCCAACGGTAAATGTTCCTGAGCTTGTCGTGAATGATATCACAACAGTGTCAGGAATTGGATTAATCAGTTCAACCTCAATATCATAGTCATCCGTTTCTTGAGCGGTACTAGGTGAGATGTAAATCTTTTGTGTTTGGTATGGTTCATCATTAACAGTCATTTCAGTATCAGCGAACGTTGCATCGACTCTACGAATGATTCCCTTATCGCTCAACGGTCCATAGAACCTTACACGAGTCTCAAACTCAAGTGTGTAAATGATGGCACGGCGTGAAAGAAAATCACCCTCATAGTCATCAGACATTGTTACTGACTGAAGTACGAATGGCATATCAGACTTAAAATTATTTTGAACTTCCTTTACGGTTACAGTGTATTCCGGTTGGAAGTATGGAAGAATTTGCTCGAGTAGCTGTAATGCCTCGTCCTGATTCTTTGTCATAATGTTTAACTGCAGTCCCATACGATAACCAACTGGGTTAAGAATGGTTTGCTTTTTGGTCGGGTCAGAAGACGCAAGTGTTCTAGTGACACCTTTTTGTAGTTTTGTGTTTGTGTCATACGTCATTGATACGATCTCAAACGACATACGAGGTAAACGAATCGCAAGCTTAGGATCGGTTAAATACTTTTCGTCCTGAATCCTTGCAAGAAACTTTTGTCTAGGGCCATACGCAAGAGGTACCTTGATGGTCGATATAACATTTCCACTTCCGTTCTTTTTAACGACGGACATGTTATTGAACAGCGTGCCAAAAACGGCTACCGCTCTTTTGATGTGTTCGTGATAGTAATGGCCTGAAAACATAATCTATTACTCCGTACTTGGATCGCCGAATGGATTAGATTCAGAGAAATCAATGATTGAATCTGCTTCGGTCTCAAAGTCTTCGTTCTGAGAAAGCGGTTCTTGTGGTATATCAAACCCATCACTACCAACCTTGTACACAGTAACAATGGACCAATTGTTGTTTGCATCGGTCAAGTGAGTGATCTTACCAATGTTGTTTGATAGGTCTGTTGGTAGGAAAGTCTTAGTGTCTCCTAGACTTGACCGAACATCAACGACTTGGATTCTTGCCTGACGAGTAACCAATCCAGCAGCAGCTCGTGTTTCGTCAAACGTGGCGATCTCACCAGTGATCTTAACCGCAGGAATATCGGCGGCCGGTGAAGGAGAAATCGTGACACCAGGTTCAATAAGATAACCATTACCTGGGTTAGTTATAGTTATACTCGTTACGACACCGTCCGTAAGCACTGCGGTACCTTGAGCGGTAGTTCCACTTGGCGGTGCCTCAAAGACAACAGAAGGAACTGAAGTATAACCAAATCCTCCTTCGGTAATTGCTACAGTATCAACCGAACTAGAAACTAATGTTGTCTGAGCTGACGCCGAGGATTCCTTGAAAGGAACAAGCTGTTGTTCGATACGATCTCCTGGTGCGAATCCATACACACCACCATCGACGAGAAGCGTTTCTCGTGTCGCGTATAGTTGCTCGAAACGATCGAGTTCTTCGATTGAAGTGTCGAATTTTTCTGAACCGTACTCAAACAGCTCACACTGCAATTCGTATGTAGGTAACTGACTTACTTGATAGAACGGCTTCTCGTGTTCAACGAACTTAATCTCAAAGAGTGATTTAGACAAAGGAAGATATACCAAATCGCCTTCTCTTGGTCTGTCCTCCCTAAGTGAGTTATCGGGAATGTCTACGAGCTGACCAAATCTTCTCTTAGCCACAACGAATGTTGCTTGGTCCCTGATCTCAAGGCCAAACTTAGACATAAGGTTTCCTTCACCCTCAAACCCTTCGGTGTTAGCGATATACATCTCAATGGCGTAGCTATCCTTGAACTCTGAGTAATCATCATTAAGAATCACGTCCTGAGTTATCTGTGACCTAGGAATATAATAGACATCCTGGCCATACATCTGCAGTGCCTCAATTACGATGTCCTCGTAGAGGTGCTGCTCTGTTCTAACCTTGGGTGAAAAGAATACGTTCGTTGCCATGTGTTATCCCATGAAGAAATCTGGTGGCATTTCATACTTAAGCTGCATCTGTTCCTCGACCGCTGCGATCTCGGTTACAGCATCATCATACAGTTGTCTGCCGTTCAGGGTAACACCTCCTGGAAGTTGCATGCCCTCAAACTTAATTAGGTTTGCGCCCCATTGCTTTTTAATCAGAGCAACCGCATATCTCTTAAGGAACATATCGTTATATACATCGGTATGTGTATCAGGATCTACGATACGATAGGCATCAACGATGACGTAATCGTTCTCCTTAAGATCCTCTCCCCAGTCAGCATCAATGTACAATCTGTTCATATGACGGTTAAACCGAACCTGCTCGGTTCCGTTAAGCAACAGATCAATGGTACTCATGTACTGCTGAGTCTGATAATAATTCGATAGTGCACCAGCGTTTCGCAGATCAAAGATATCGTTTAAGTGAATCTGATAACGAGCATCAAACATATTGATTGAACTGTTCTCGTCGTTCAGTGGAAAGATTCTTTGAACGGTTGTAATCGCATCAGGGATAGAGATATACTCGTTTGTGATATCCGCTGCCGTGATTTGATGTTTATGGTACACCTTGTAGATCGCGTCGGAATGGTACTCCTGATAGAACTGAAGTGCCTCGTCGATACGATCGCTTAGTTGATCCTCATCGATGTTTACCTCAAGCACAGGCTCGCCCAGCGTGCGAAGGCAATAATCGATTAGAGTCTGTCTTGAGTTAGGCACGGCCATTTTATTTTCCTAAGTTTGGTTACACTACTATTTATTAAGGTTTTTCAGGCCACACAACATCTTCTAAAGATGAATAATGGTCGGTAATATCACGAAGAGCTTGGCGGTATGCTCGCCACTCGTCAGTCATAACTACATCCGAATTCGCCATCCAATCAGTTTCAGCCAAAATATTATTTCTAACATTGCGAAGAGATTCTAAATTGCTTTCTGCAATTTCATTATCTGTTGGGTCTGGTCTAGATGGCTTTTCAATGTCTTCAACCGTATCACCTTCTTCAATAACTGAATCTAAAAACGCTTCATTTACAAAGGTTATTGTTCCGTCAGTTTTAATTACCTTTTTCATATCAAATCCTTATTGCGCTGGGAATACTTGGCCTGTTCCAGACGACCATGTGTATTGAACTAACTCTATTGGGTTGGATGCTGTGATAGTATCTGTGCCACCTCTAAACACGTAACTGCCCCATCTATTAGTGACGTTGCTGCCACCAGTGTCAAATACTACTTCAATCCTACTGCTACCTAATTGATATCCTGTCTTAAAGTCTGAAACATACGTAGACGCGTAAATTCCTGGACCACTACCATAATAATACCCTCCCATTCGTCCATATCTGCTAGAAGCAGGACTATAATGGTATCCGATACCCTCTAACCAGAACATGTCGCCACCTGTTATTTGAAGCATAATGTGTAAATAACGTCCGTTCGCACCGTCATTGGATCCAAACTCAGATATAGAACAAATATAAGAAGTATAGTCACCTTGATTGTCATACTCAGGATGCCATACGGCTCCAGATGATCTGAATACAGTATGAGAACCCTTTGTTTTAGTTTTAATGATTAAACCATTGTCACCATTTGCTGCATCAATTACACCGGCTTCTGATTCAGTATATAACCCTAAGCGATATGTGTTTGTCCCACCAATTTGAATAACAGGATTAGTTTCAGTACCAACAGCATTTGCAGATCCTAAATGGAGATATGCATTTGGTGAAGTTTGGCTAATACCAACATGACCATTTGCTCCATCAATTACCATCTGAGGTGACGTTGGTAATAAATTAGCACCACCAGAGTTATTAACATAGAATCTTAAATCAGTATTATTACTTCCCCAAACACCTCTTGTACCAATGAACGCTTGAACATATTGGTTTCCATCACCGTCTCTGTGTTTATAAAAACTTAGTCCTGGGCCATTCGTATCAGTATTCCAAGTATTACCATCAGCTAACATAAGGTTACCCTGAGGCCAATATCTATCAGAAGGAACAGGACTTGAAGTGTCGTCTAAATTTTCATCAGCAGTTCTATCAATTATTAGAGAATCACGATACCCATAGTTAAACTGATTAAGCGAGTCAGATACAACTACTAGTTTTTGACCTGGACTAGTATCACCAATACCAACATTGCCATTAGTGTCAATAAGAAATCGATTACCGCCTCCAGAAGTAGCATCGTAAATAAAGAAATCTTCTCCGCCATTGGCATTTAGATCAACTCCTGCATACCATATATCGGTTCCGTTTAATGCATATGCAATACATGATTGTGTTCCATCTGACGTATCAATTTTTAATGGAGCATTATTGCTAGACGACAAAATGTGTACTGGTCTGTCTGGGGAATCTGTACCAATACCAACATTGCCGTCAGCCCTAACGGTAAACAACTCCTGTGATGAATCATGATTCCTAATACGAAGTGGTCTCTGATTAGAGTTAGCGCCAGCCTCAATATGAACACCGTTCTTAGAGTTATTTCTACCTACGATACGAGCGGTCCATGTGCTATAGTCTGAGCTATCGCCATTAATCTGAATACCATCTTGATCAACGTAAGGCTGTGTTTGGCCAAATCCGTGGCCACGATAAGCTCTTAATAGATTCTGACCTCTTGCCGTTGGCTCTAGCACTGTCGCGCTATCCACACCAGGATCCGTGGCGGTTGTTCCAGCAACCACCCAACGCCCATGACTCTTTTCAATTGTATAGTATGATCCTAAGGCAAAAGCCGGGATCATCATGAAGAGTTCATAATCGTCC